CCGGGGACCTTCGAGCGCGCGGCTCGCGCCGGAACTGCCAAACAGGGCGTTATCGACGAACGAGCCCGCCAGCGCGCCAATCTGACTGCCGATCGCAGCACCCGACAGCGTCGTGCCGAGGATGCCGATACCAGCGGGCAGCAGTGCGCTGCCGGCGGCTGCGCCAACGGCTGCAAGTGCAAGCGTCGCCATGCGTCATGCTCCAGGAAATCGAAAGACGGCTGCGATACGGCGCCGCCACCATGGCGATAGTGCCACTTCGGCCACCGCCACGCCTTCCATGGCGTGGATCATGGTGGCGGGCCCGGTGAGGATCGCCGCGTGCTTGGCGGCGGCTCCGCGCTTCATCCGGAAGATCACCACATCGCCCGGCGCGCGATCCTCGACAGCGATCTCGATGAGATGCCGCCGCGCGGCTTGCAACATCGCTTCGCCCTGATCGGTTTCGGCCCAATCAGGCGCGTAAGGGGGCGGCGCCTCGGCATCCCGGCCAAAGATCTCGCGCCAGACGCCGCGCACCAGGCCAAGGCAATCTGCGCCCACGCCCTTCAAGCTCGCTTGGTGATGATAGGGCGTACCGATCCAGCCGCGCGCGGATGCGACGACAAGGGCCTGCCTGTGCGGATCCATCACGCCCCCGTCCGCCGGTTTGCGATGCGCGTGACGTAGTCGTTGCCGGGCATATCGGGAAAGCCGCGAAAATTGACAGCGTTCGAAAAACGCGTCGCGCAGGTCCCGATCCGCTTGTCGCAGCCGGCCGTCACGATGATCGTGTCGCCCGCGAACGGCGGACCCGATGCCTCGCTCCACAGCTCGATAGCGACGGCGCCCGAGGTCTTGATGTGGCTCTTGATCTCGATTCTCAGGCCATCGGATGAACCGCTCGCGAAGCGGGCGAGGCCACGGGTGAAAAAGCCGCTGGCGAATCCGTCAAGGCCAGCCATCTGAAATTTGCGTGCCGACAAGACGGCACTGATGGTGCCCGTCGCCTTATAGGCTGGCGCGTCGAGATTGAGACCGCAGCGCGCATCACCGAGATCCGCATCGCATGTGTATTGATAAAGCCTGCCCTTGGGCTGCTGCAGATAATGCGCCAGGCCACGCACTTCGGCGGTGAAGCTCGCACCGGAACGGCGCACCTCCCCCAGGCTACCCGTCCGCATCAGCGTGCGCTCTTCAGGATCCTGCCAGTTGACGCGAAAGATCTCGACGCCGGCATCGTCGTAACGGCCGGCCGCCAGATCATCTTCACTTAACGCGGCTGAACTGAGCGCGCCGGTTACTTCGAGATTGTCGACCGACAGCCCGAGCGCATCCGTCATCTCGCTGGCGGTGAACCCTGTTGCCGCCTCGAAAACCGTGCCCTCGAACGTGAGCGGCCGGTCGTGATCGGTGAATCCCTGCACGGCGCCGTCCTTGCGCGTCAGCCGCCAGCACCAGCACAGCGTCGTCGCGCCGCCATCCAAATGGGCTTGCAGCCCGGAGTTCAAATCCTTCACAGCCGGACCTCCACAATCGGAATGTTGGGAATGGCGCCGGACGCAAAGCCCGACAGATTGATCTCGAGTTTGTCCGTGTCGAAGCGCACCGGCACGTCGAACAGGAATCCCGCCGTCACGATCTGTCCTGTTGCCGGAATGGAGCCAGCAAGAAACGTCACCACGCCGGTCGCGTGATTGGCAGTGAAATGCGTCCCTTCCGTCTTGACGCTGCCGTTGACGCCAACCAGGACGCTGCCCTGCACCGGCTTCTTGATGGCCCGCGCATAGGGCGCAAAGGCTGCGCCGTACTGCTTGACGAGCGCAAACGCGGTTGCGGTTCCATCGCCCGTGCCGATCACCTGATCGAATGCCGCAGGCTCGCCTTGCGGCGCGCACGATTTCCAATCCGCGTGATCGCGCCAGCGAAAGCCGTGCAATCGGCCGCGCCGCTCTTCGAAGAAGGCGATGACGGCGTGAAGATCATCGGTCGACTTGACGCCATATCCTGCGTTGTAGCTGCGACGGCTATCTGCCCACCGGCTGTTGCGCTCTTCAAATCCCGAGCCCAGTACGACGATGTCGGTTCGCCGCTCCGGACCTCCTTGCGCGTTGCGCGAGATCGCGGTGGGAAAGCGGACTTCATGAAAACTCATGGGGCAACCTGTATGTGTTGGCTTTCGACGCGTGCTTGGGCAGGTAACGCGGATTCCGCCTTACAGATTGCGTCGGCCGAGCGCTGCGGCGCGTGCGATCATGGCGGCGACCTGCGTTTCCGATTTGCGGAAGCTCTCGGCGTCCGGCGTCGAGATGTTGATGGTGATTGGCGACCCGCTCGTACCCGTAGCTGCAACGCCAAGCTTGCCGTCGCGTCCGCGCGTCAGCGGCAGGATGGCTTCCGCTCCGCGTTCGCCGGCAAGCCCCGTCAGCCCGCCGGCCAGGGGGAATGTGAGGGGGCTTGAAATGACGCCGCCCGAAGCAAACGGCACCACGCTCCCGCGTTGAAGCGCTCCACCCTTGGCAAAGCCGAGGCCGCCCTTCAACGCGCCCGAGACCAGCGACCCGATGCCGGCCTGGATCGGTGCGAAGGCCGCCTTCAACACCACCTGCGACAAGCTCAAGGCCAGCGACTTGAATGTCTCGCCAAGGCTCTTGCCCTTGAAGGCGAGCCCTTCGAAGGCGCCGAGCAGCGAGTTTGCAAAGCGCTTGCCGGCGCGATCCGCGGCGTCGAGCTCGAGACGCAGCGCCCGCGTCTGATCCGCCGCCAAGGCAGTGGAAACCGCCACCGCATCCATGCTGCCTGCCATCCGGCTGGTGTCCGTCGTCGTACCGGTTCCGGTCATCGTCTACTCTCCTCGATCGGGAAACTGCTGCATCAAGCTCGCCAGCTCATGGCGCGACAGGGAGGGCCCGCGCGCGCCATCGCCGAGCCGGCCACGCAGCACCGCATCAAGTTCGCGCGGCGTCATGGCCCAGAAGTCGCGCGGAGCAAGTCCAAGCACGCCGAGCCCCAACGCCATCACGTCGTCCCAGGGAAAGGGCCAGGCTGCTGCCCTTCAGCGTTCGGCGCGTGTCCTGGCGAGGTCGCCAGGTCATCGCCGCCGCCCGCGAACGTTGCCGCAAGAAGCCGAGCGACGATCCCCACAAATCCGGCCGCGCCGCCTTCAGCCTGCATGGTGCCCACTTGAGCGTCGGTGACCGCGTAGCCCGCGCCCCGCAAGCCTGCGCCGATGATGCGCACGCAATCGGCTGCCTTCAGGCGGCCGCTGTCGAAGCGCTCCGCCAGCGCAACCATGTCCTCTTCGCCGAATGCGGCTTCCAGTTCGGCCAGCGCATTGAGCGTCAGGACGAGCCGATGCGCGGTGCCGTCCAGAACGGCCTCGACTTCGCCACGGTGCGTATTGGCCATGACCACATCCTCGTAAAATTGCGCCGGCGCCGTCAGATCGTCGTAAAGATCAGTTCGCCCGCGCTCTCCAGCGCGACATCGAACGCTACTTCGTTGTCGTGGCGGCCGGACAACTCGAAGGAGGCGATATGGAATGGCCCTTCGATGATCCCGAAATCCGGCACCGCGATCTGCCAGTTGCGGATCGTCCCATTGAACACGTACGAGCGGATCAATGCGTCCGAGCTTGCGTCCTTGAAGACGCCCGATCCCGTCACCCGTGCCGACTTGACGCCTCCGCCTTCCAGAAGCTCTCGCCACTGACCTGCGCTTTCCGCATGAGTGATCTCGACGCTCTCGGCATTGAACGCGATGCTGCGCGAGCGCAGCCCGGCGACGGTCGTGAATGCGCCCGCCCCCGTGCTATCGACCTTCAAGAGAAGGTTCTTGCCTTTCTGTGCTGCCATGTTGGGTTCTTTCCATTACGCGTGACCAAACCAACGCCCTTCCCGCTTGCGCGAGGAAAGGGCTAAAGCCGTGTTCCGCCCGCCGGGATCGGCGATGGGTGCTAAAGCGGCTCTGTCACCGCGCGAAAGCGCGCGGTGCCATGAAACGTCTCCCCATCGGGATCGCGGCGGGCGTCTGAAAACTCATGCCGCAGGTTGATGAGCCGGTGTCCGTCGAGCGCAAGCGCCGCATCATGCAAAGCCGCGCGTGCGGCCGCGATCACCGCATTCGCTTCCTTGCGCCCGGCCGCGCGCGACCAGACATGCAGGGTCAGCGTGTGCTCGCTGCCGTCTTCGCTTCCTGTCGACCAGTCGCGCTCCGTCGTCTGCCCGATGGTGACATAGGGAAACTGCGCGCGCTCGGGCACATCATCATAGACGCGCGGCCCACCCAGAGCGGTCAGAACATTTACATTGCTGGTCAAGCAGGCATGAAGCGCCTGCTGGAGGGCAAATCCGGCACTCGACATCGCATCACCTCTTTATGAACGTCTCAAGCAAGCGGATCTCAAAGATCACGCTCCTCCACGATGCATTTCAGCCAGCGGCCGCGTTCCTCGATATCGAGCACGCCGCGAATATCGAACGTGCGGGCGCCAAGCCGCAGCCGCATTTCAGGCGCGATCCCTGGGCGATGACGCATCCAGACATCGTGCGTCGCGCGGCCTGCGACACGGTCGAGCGTCAGATCCTCAGCCGCGATGCGCGGCCACAGCGCGGCCCAGACGTCGGCGACGTGAACCCAGGTGATAACCGCGCCGCCGCCGCCATCGGCTGCGCGCACGGGTCGCTCGATGCTGACCCGGTGGCGCAGATCGCCAATTTCGATTTGCGCGCTCATAAGCGGATCTTCCGGAACGGCGCGATCAGGTCGGAGACCGCCTCGGGAACGCGCGCCGCATCCGAGCCGATCTCGACCGCCTCGCGGCGTTCGTACCAATGGGCGATCAAAAGCAGCAGCGCGTGCCTGATCGGCGCAGGCACGTGCGCGCCCGTTGGACCAAAGCCCGCGTCGAAACCGATCTCAATTCCAGCCGCGGGCACGCCCGGATCGGGGCGCGTCGCGGCGTTCCACACCAGGCGCGGCGGCTTGGAGGCCAGATCGACGAGGTAGCTCGTCGAAGGAACCGTGAGCCAATCGCCCGACGCTGTTCTGACGCGCACGCCGGTGACGGCCTTCAGCGGCGACAGCGGGATCTCGATGTCATTGCCGCGCGGCCAGCGATCGAGCTGCAGCGTCCAGGCCTGATCTATCAAGGCGAGAGAAACCCTTGGGCTTGTTCACGCCATCGCCCGTGACGAAGGCCTTGCCTTCCTGATCGGCAAAAGCGATGCGCACCTCTTCCGCCAGCCACTCGTCGATATTGACGATGGCATCATCGAGCAGCGCGCCGCTGGCCGCCGGCATGGCGTAGAGTTCCATGGTCGGAAACTGCAGCTCTGCCAGAACGGGCGTATTCGTCTGCGGTCGGGCTGCCGTCTCGGCGACCCAGCCTGAGTCCGCACCCGTCGTTGCGAACGGACGCTTGTAGACGGAGCCCGATACGGTGCGGATGCCCGCAATCGAGCGGATCGGCGAGATCGCTTTCAAGAGGCGATTGACCGTTGCCTCCGTTTCCGCAGGCACGAGATAGCCGCCATCCTGGCCCGAGCCGATAGAGAGCGCCTTCTCCTCCAGCTTGACGAGGCGTCCGGCCTCTCCCTTGCGCACATAGGTGTCGAAGGCCGACTTGTGCGCAAGATCGGCCACCGGC